GGATGAGAGCCTGGACCATGCAGGAATCTAAAAAGGGGATAGATAAGCGGAGAATCGCGGGGACGTGGAGAGCCTACGGGGATTCACGATTCCGGTATTATGTACGGCGGGCGGGTTTCCCAGGGAGCGAAGAATTTTTTGCTATTCGCGACGATCCGGCCTTGCAGGCAACTGGATGGGTATTGGTTCTGTTGCATGAAAGATGTTGAAAAATAATCACTATTTTTATACGGAATTTTATAGACTTCCATAAGGGGCTCCCGTACATTACAAGAAACCTTTATTGGAGGTCCTGAATATGCAACCTGAAAAAGAACCAAAGGTGTCGAAGAGTCGAGCCAAAAGGATGCGAAACATCCAACGTGCCCGTGAGTGGCGGGCCAAAGGCTACACGTTTCAAGAGATAGCAGACGCCCTGCATGTCAGCAACATGACAGCATGGGACTACTGCCATGACGTGCCCAGAGGGGACATCTACAAGGAGATTGAGAAATGAAAGCATCAATTGTATATAAAGATTGGATGGACTCGTTTTTGAAATCGGAACACGTTCTATCCCATCCCATCACGATACAGCTTATCGTAGCTCATGCCACGAGTATCCCCGAATCGGTGTTCCTGTCCCATCTTCTCACTCTCTGGAAGCAGTTCCACTTGGGGGACTACGAGACGGATTACCTATACGACGAAAGCCTTGGCATGCGTATAAGGGCAAAACGATTCGGACAAGAGACTGGCCTCTCCGTAAATCAAGTGCGGTCTCTCTCGGCCAAATACGAAAAGCTGGGGATCGTGACCACCGCCATCATTAAAGAGTATGGATGTCAGAAATACTACTGGTTGAACGAGGAGGTTCTTGCAAAATATCTGCACAAGCAGATAAAGTCAGTCAAAGATATGAAGTGGAAATAAAAGAAGGCTCTCCGGTGAGGGAGAGCCTATGATGAAGAGAAGCCCAAGCACTTGTATTATCGCTCCGCAAGGAGAGGTAGTCAAGAAAAAAGAAAGGTTGGAGAATGTCGGAAGGAAAATCGAAGGAATACGCCAAGTTAGAAACCCGAAGCTACGCAAGGGATATCCTGGAGGATATGGAATATGACACCCATCAATTCATCAAAGCCTTTTCTCCCATATCCTTAGCCACTCATCCACTGGAAGCCTTGTTCATCGAGTACGTATCCTATCTGTGGTCTGCAAAAAGGAAGAAGCCCGACGGCTCCTCTTCCTACGTCTTTCGGAAGGATGAGAAAGGCGTCTGGATCAATCAGAGGCACTTCACGAACTGCACCGGAATCAGCAGAGCCACTTTCTGGCGGATCGTCCGCAAATACGAGGATGAAGAGATACTGGTTACCGAAACCGTGAAGGACGAGGGCAACCGCAAATACTATCGTCTGGCCGTCAAACGTCTTCAGTCCTACATTCGAGAGCGGTTGGGAAAATTGCAGGAGAGAAGAAGCACTTCCAGACCCTGGACACGTTGGGACGATGAGGATATGGAAGAATGATACTGCTTAACTCGATTCAAGATAGCTCTACTGATTCAAGCTGAGGTCTTAACTTGATTCCAGTTAAGGCTTAACTCGATTCCAGCTAAGGGTATACTGAGCTAAGCTTACATAGTAGATATTGTAGATCTTCCAGTAGATGGAAAAAGAAGAGGATGTCGTTGTCAGGCAAGCTGACCAACGACGGCCCCCAAGATTTCCCTTTTTCTGGGAACAGGGTACGGGGCCATAAAAGGGTCCTACCCCTCCCGATGTACTCCCTTAGGGAGATCGTCCAGCGTAGACAGTGCCAGACGCCTTAAACGGGAAGGTAGGGGGTAGAGCAGGACGTCCAAAGCAACCCCCAATTCCTGCTACCGAGAACTTTCCGGGGGATAGACGTATACAACAGCATCCAAATCGCTCAAAGCATCTACAATCATCGGCTTTACCTCACCCCAATCCAAGCCACCGTTACCACACCCCAACGCAGGCAGAGACACTGTTTGTAGTCCATACGGTTTCAGATATCTGTGGAGTGCAAGCAAACCCTCTTGAATCCACTCGTACCGAGATGGATTCCGCCAATGATTCTTCGTAACAAAATTGATGATCCATTCCCCTTCCTGGGGTTTGCACCAAATATGTAGATTGCCCGGCTTGAGGACACCACCACGACAAAGCTGAGTGTAGGCATAGTGCATGCGAGGATAACGCTTCTTGAACTCCAACGCGATCCCCTTGCCCATGACTCCTACGCAGTTGACAGTGTTCACTCGAATGTCGAATTCCTGGTCGAACGGATTGCCTTCAGCCCATTTAATCATTTCTCGATTCCCCCACTTCGCCAATTCTTCTCCGCCCTCTGCCGCACGTCCACCAAAATCATGCCCTCGATGATCTCCACCGGCTTGTCCAAGACTTCCGCGATCCTCCCCGCCATCTGGACATTAGGCACCGAGTGTCCCGTGATCCAATGCGATATCCGCATCTCCCCCAAACCCAACGCCTGGGCCAATCTCCTGCGTCCCCCGCGTCCAGGGCCGGACACCGGATAGAGCTTGGCCAGGAACGCCGCGAAACCCTGCTCGGATTCCCGATGGCAAGGGCAAGTCCATCCCGCCCCCGTCAGCTTGTAGCGATTCGGCCCACCACCTTCACAAATACGTCCCGTCCAGTCAGCACAGGTTTGACAAGTATTGCTCATCTATTTTCCCTAACGAAACCTGTACCATCGCAAGCCGGACAGGGCTCCTCCATTCCATGCACTATGTTCCCCGTAGCCCCAGATCCTTGACACATAGGGCAGCAAAACTTCCTCTTCACCTTCGCCAAATCCGACAGAGCCTTGCCCGCCTCGGAGGGCGTCATAGCCGCAGGAACATCCGTACCCTTCCGCTTTCGCCCATTGCTCCAGCGGTCGAACCCCACTTCCTTCACTTCCCGCGTAAGCACCCGCTCGTTCTTTCCCACCATCTTGATTCCGTGAGCACATTTGTCCTTAACCGGGCAGATGGGGCAAGGGGGCTTCCCGCCTGCGACGCATGCTTGAATCGGTTTATTCTTTTTGCCTACAAATCCACCGTGGGAATGCATAACACCACAACCTTTCTCATCAAAACGACCAGGGCCGGAACCGGCGAAACGTCCATTGCTCCGTCGATCCCGGCCCCTTCCATACAACATGTAGTAGCAAACAATTCCGCAGCAAAAACAAAGACTAATGACTTCTAATGCACAAAGCGGTTACGGGCTTCACTGGGATAGAGGGCTTTGCAGGACACCGCTCCTGATGTTCCCTCGCATGATACACCTCCTTTTCTTCAGATAGTAATGAGCGACGTTTTCCATTGCTTACTGGACGACCCTATTATCGTATATGACTATCAGGGCTCTACCCTTTTCAACCGTCCCGCTTTTACATCGTTCTCCAACTCAGCCAACTCCATATAATACCCGACAGACAATACCGCCGAACGAACCTTAGCCGTGTACGTCTCATTGGAGTCCAGGAACACTACACTGCGGCTGTCCGGCACGATGATGACCGAGGGCGAGGGATGCCGCGAGGTATTCGGCACGCAGCTTGTCAACATTCCCACCAGAACCAATCCAATGCCCAGCAGCCGCACGTCTCCAAGCATCGCCAGCTTCCGTTTCCGCATCTTCCAATCTCCTTAGCTCCTGCTCCCACTCGTCATGCTTCTTCCGGTAGTCCGCGTCCTCTTGTGCTTTCGGGTCCGCGACGTTCTTCCTCCAGCCCAGAAAAGCCAGCACGATATCCAGGATGAGCTTAAGCCACGTTTTCATACATCAACATTCCTTCGGAGGCAGTACCAACGGAGGCTCAATGTCTTCTGGCCCATCCTCCATAATAGGAGTTTTCCCGTTACTGTCCGGTAGATCCTTGCCCGTCCAAATCACCTCCACCACGTCCTGCACCAATTGCGTCCCCAACGCCACGACGCACAGCCAGAAGATCAACTTCTGCACTTCCGGCGTCGGAGCGTCCTTCATCAGCCACATGCTCACGATGGCGATGCCCACCTTGCGGCTGGACAGCTTCTCCACCGCTTTGGACATCGCACCCGTCATCGTCTCGATCATGCCTTGATTCTCCGTCATCGTTCCAATTCCTTTCTTAATACGACTTCCGGGGCTTCGGGTCGTTGTGAGGACCACCAGTCCTTGCCTTGCTGTCCTTACTGACTTGCGGCTTGTCGTCCGTAAGGACTGTCAACCTCTGCTCGTCGAACCATTGAGCCTCCACGGGTTTCCCCTCATGCAACTTCTGGGGTTCCACTCCCAAACGAGTGCATCCATAAAGCCATTCCGTCCGCCCTATGACAATACCCTCGAACCCTGTGATAGAATCACGAACTTTATTTCCCAATGCTACCATTCCAACCATCCTTTCTATTTCCCTTGACAAAACTACGTGGGCCAGATGCTATGACTTGCAGGAACGCAAACTGGCCCACGTTACCACGGAGGACTTCCAACCAGAAACCCCTACCCTACCACGTCTTGATCATGATCTCCCCGCGAACCTCGTGCTCACCTTCCCCGGCCCCCTTCCAGAACGCTTCATCCATACGGTAGATGTATACCACGCCGAACCGCACAGGGTCCTTGCCGAAGATCACACCCGTCCGGCCCGTCGCGGCGTTCTCGAACTTCCAGTCCTTGTCCCACGCACCGCCGATGCCCAACCCAATATATGCCGACGTGGGGATGTCATTGACAAGATACAAATTCAGCTTGGCGTCCTCAATGGCGAAGTATTTCACAACCAACTCCGCTCCATACCGTTGCTCCTCGCCGCGGTAGCTGAACTCCGGCCCCACCTGGACCCGGCCCGGCTGCCAATAGGGCTGCACGGCGAATACATCGTCGCTGCCGGACACCGTCACTCCGAACGTGCTCTGCATCAGGTCCGGGGTCGCGTCCTGGGCGAACGCTCCCACGCCCCACGCCGTACACAGCCACAACCCGAACAACGCCAACGCTTTCCGCCTCTTGCTCATGCTGTTTCTCCTTGTTCTCTTTAACCTGTTACTATTTTCGGTCCCCTACGAAACAGGACCGATTTCATTACCATTCGCTTTTATTCAAAGGGACAAGCCTTTTCCCTTGAAACTCATACAACGTAAACCTATCATCATCCTGTTTCTGCAGCATCAATTGCAGATTCTCTGGACTTCGCCATCCTGCCTTCTGCACAGCCTGTACAAACTCCTCTGAATGCAGAAAGTTAAAAGCCCCCACAAATACAGTGGCTTCCAAACACTTCTCACCATAATAAGCATCCGTATGTCTGCCAAGTGCACTCGCAAAGATGGGATGGCCTTTGCTCGTCAGCCATTGATTGATCTCCTTAATCGCTATAGGAAGATCGTCAACCTCGGGTTCAATGATATCCACAATTAAAATGATGTTTGTTACTTGACTCATGTCAACCTCTTCTGCTCCACCACCTTGGACTCCACTCGCTTACGATAGCTTAATCCATCCTTCAACACGAATACACCCTCGTCGGAGGACATCGTGACTTCTCCCGTCTGGGTATCTATCGTCACGCTTACCGAGCAGAATTACTCCTTCTCGACAACGTCGATTCCCAACACTTTGGCTATCAATGTTCTCATTGCTGATTCGTCAATTCCTTGATCCGGGTTTCCATGTTCAAAATCTGCTGATTCAAATGGTCTTTCAGGGTACTGACAAGGGCACCCCGCATAAGAGTATCATCAGTCGCAACAGACAACGCCAGTTCCATCCCCTCAAACATGACCCCGATCAGCTTTCTTGACTCGACGATATCTCGTTGACGTTTCAACTCCTCGCATCGAGCGGCCACTCGTTGTATCAAATCCGTTTCCATCATAAGCCCTTTCTGTTTCAAGTCAAAAATGGTCGGGCTTTCTGGTGCGTTTTTCAGCCCCGCCTTCTCGCTGGAGGTTGCCCGAAGATTCTCCAGATCAGCCGGACGCTATCCGGTCATGCTTCGTAAAAGTTGTTCGGCCTTGGTAGGCACTGGGTTCCGAGTTGAACGGCGATCCACCTACAGCCAGCAGAGTACCACCTCACGAACAACCTTTTATTCATTAAAGCAAGGCTCATGTACCTTCCCTTGGAACCTATCGGCCTTTGGAATCGAACCATTGTCCTTGAGCATTTGCAACCCGTCCAGAGAAAGTGAGACGCCTATCCCGCATGAACCCTGCTTCTATTCACTTGTCAAAAAAGGCATGGGCGGTAGTTGGACCCGATTATTTCAACCCTCGAATCTCCTTCGGGTCAAGAGGAGCCTCTTCTCATACCCAGGCTTATTGTCTTCCCTAGATGTCGGATTGCTGTCCCTGTTTTGAGCCCATGCCTTTATTCACTTGTCAAAAGAGAACTCAGGCAGGATTTGAACCTGCAACCCACACCTATGGCTTGGCCGACTTGAACGGCGGAACCAGAACTCTTCCGAGTCTGTACGTTACCCATTCCGTCACCGAGAACTCTTTTATTCACTTGTCAATCTGGCATCGACGGGAGTCGAACCCGCAAGCCGTAAAGGCGACAGTGTTTAAGACTGTTATGTTTGCCGATTTCATCACGATGCCGAATAGTCCCGAAGGGAGTTGAACCCTTACGTGCCGAAGCACAACAGTGTTTGAAACTGCCGCGTATGCCTATTCCGCCACGGGACCATTTATTCACTTGTCAAAACGGACCAGATAGGACTCGAACCTATAAGTCTTACGGAGCACCTTCTCATTACCGCGGCTGAGCTATGTCGTCCGTAAGACACCATCTCTTTTCAGAGACGGCCTTAGCATTAGGCAACTGGACCCTTTATTCACTTGTCAATCTCTGCATGTATTATCGTCGAACCGATCCAGGGGAGTGCCGGGTTACGCAAGCCCGGCTACCCGCATACCGGCCCGTCCGTCAACGGGCACAGAACGTCAAGCGGATGTAGTGCTTTGGCGTGCCCGAATCGCGGACCAGTTTTTTGGCTTCACTGGTTGATGGTTCATCGGTTGTCTTTTGACGGCAACCGCTTCGGCGTCGGAAAGAACCAAAAACAAACTGTATTTCAAATCTTCCATTAAGCAATCCTGAAAGAAAAGGCCGGACCAGTTCACGGCCCTTTTCCGTAGGAGTGTGATGAAGAGCTATCCGTTCATTTCCGCCATGATCTTCTGCACGTTAGGGAGCCAATTGGCATTCAAGCCCGTCGGGTCGTTCCCTGCATTGAGCGGACACCACCGTTGGGCGAACGCTTCCAAGTTCCCATCGAACCGCTTGGCTATCGTTCCCGCAGCCCACTGAGCCTGCAACGTGAGGCTCTTGTCGTGGTCCCCCTTGAATCGCATCGCTTCAGGATTCAACACACCCATCTCCCGGCCGGGCACGCCGTTCTCCGCGATGTAGATAGCATAAAGCAACTTGCAAGCGTCCCCTTGCAACCCATAATCAGAAGCCACTTTGCTGAGGATTAGCATATCCTCTGTGGAAATCCGCGATGTCCATCCCCGCACCGGCAACGGTCCTGTCTCCTGAGCCTTCCGATCTGCGACATCCTGCGAGGGTTCGTTCCGATAATTCTTCCTGAAATACTCCCCCGCAGTGGATGCGTTCACCTCTCGCAAGTCACTCGGAATTTCCCCCTTGAACCAATGGCAGTTCTCACATCGCACCACGTCCTGCCTTACATGCCGAATCGACAGGATCAACCACTCGCAAATTGCACCCAGCAGGAACATCAGGCTTCCAACGATCATTATGGCTCTCATCGCTTCATCCTTTCCTATCGACTAAATTGGTCGCATTTGCTTCTCACCGGCTCTATTATCGTCTGGGAGCCCGCATCACTTTAGCGGCCCGTTGCCGTCCCACTCCATCCACCGTCTGCTTCTCCAGCATTGGCAGGTCAAAACGCTTCCGCAAACGCTTCTCGATCAGGCTAATACTGCACTCATGCACTCCCAAAATCCGTCCCGTCTCTTTCTGCGTCATCCCCCCCCATACCGCAGAAATAAAATCCGGTAATCCCGTTCCGACATACAATGTCGCCAATGCTCCAGGAACTCCATCGCCTCGAAAGCGGACGTTCCATCCAGATTCGGGCCCTCCATCGCATCATCCAGAGATTTCCTATCGTCAAACGCCCCAGAAGAAACTTTATCCTCCCAACTACCCTGGATATCCCCGAATCGCTCTACTGTATGATCGCAATATCCCTCTGTCTTCCTCCTGCCGTTGACATACCGACGGATGTAGTCCCGCAAAGCTCCCTTGATCCGATGGCCCAAAAACGTAATGAGCTTGGATCGCTGCGGATTCCACCGGGGTATTGCCTCCACCGCGGCCAACACACCCACGCCAATCAAGTCGTCCCGGTCGAAGGCGTGGGACTTGATATTGATTCGATCAGCGTACCACTTCGCCCATTCCAATATCTGACGGGCTGTCTTCTCGTCCAGCGGATTCATTTCTTCGCCTTGAACGCAGCACACCAGTCGTCCGGCTCGTCATGCACGATAGGCCAAGAGGTGGTGATCATCCCGTTGAGCGTCGTGGCGGAGGGCGGACCTCCGTGACAAAAATAGGTTTGTGACTGCTTGGCGGCTTTCTCCGATTGGGAGGGTACGCGTTCCACAGCCCATTGGCACTTGCTGCATCTTCTGACCGGCTCATTATTAGCCATTACTTCCTTCCCTTCTTTTCAATGTAAGGAGCCCATGCACATCTGCAATTCGGGTGAGCAGGAATCAAACCCCTCGCCTGCTCTATTGTATACGGGCCGTCCTTGAACCCTGCTTCGCATACAGGACACACCAAAGGGTCTTTCGCAGTGCTCCACTCCAGCTTCGCTTCCACCTGCTCCACTCCAAGCAGCTTATACCCGTCAAGCTGCCCCTCCGCATGAGCATGGATCAACTCCGTGCGGGCAATCACCATATACTTTGTCCGATTCAATTTGCCGATGGCGTCAGTCATTTGCTTCGCCACCACTCTCGGCCCGCGTCCGTTCGCCAAGCCGTCAGCCAAGATGCGGGACATCTGCGTGGACATGGAAGCGGTGACGCCCTTCATCCCCTCGAACGCCCGCGTAGCCAGCAACTCCACCTTGCTCATCATCTCCGGCTGGAGGAAAGCGGATTTGAGCCATTGCTCTTTCGTCCCTGCGTACCATTGCGACGTCTTGGACAGATCTTGCTTCCTTACGTCGGTGTACGCACGCATCATACCCTTACGCCAAGCAGACTCCACGTACTCCGCCGTCCAGGGCTTGTTCTTGATGCCCCCAACCACCTGGAGCAAGCCCCCGTCGATCTGCTGCTGGAGCCACTGCTGGAACTGCTTGACCTTTTGAGGGCTGGTGAGGAAAGCGTATTGGCGTTTGTTTGATAAGACCTTCTCGGCCTCTATGGCCATATTCTCCGTGGCTTGCGTCATTGCCTGGAAAATATCAGACGCCGTAATAGTACGATTCTTTGGAATGAGGTCCAACATAGAAATAGGTTTCTTCTCCTCCATCCCAAACGCATCATCCGTCACCAGGAACTCCGTCACAGCCTTCTCCAGCTTCTTCGCCCGCCGCGTCATTTCCCGCATGAAACGCTGCCGCTCGGTCTTGGTCCGGCTCGGGTCCAGCTTGCTCCATCCTGATTTAGCCATTACCTATGTCCTTAATCCAGCCGGAGTGTTCCAAACCGGCAAAGAATTCCAACGGTTCAATCTGATAAGCCCAATTCCGTTTTCGCCTACTCCACTCTCGGTAGACGATCAAATCATCCACTATCCCCCGAATGTAAATAGTCTTGTTATTGGGATTGACTTCCCCCGCCTTTTGAAGCTGGGGATAGATGATTCGGTATTTTCCCCCGATTCTGAGAAATACCGGCTTCTTACCCATGTCCAACTATCCCTATAACTTCGCGTTTAAGGCCCCTGGCACACGCTACAATCGACGATCTCCCTACGGGAGTACATCGGGAGGGGTCACTGCTTTTCATGCTTCTTCTGCCACTTCTTCAGGCTCATGCCCAAGCACCGTTCCAAATACCGGCATGGTAGCCACTTGATTCCGTTGACGACCGGACCGCCGTGACACCGCTTGAGGCCCAGCCTTGCCGCGGAATCGTCCGTGAAGCGTCCCTTGAGGCACCGGCTCATTCGTAGATATCCTGAATCATGCGAAACTGTTCCTGCATTTCTGCTACTGGATCAGACTCATATTTCTTGGCCAGAAATCGACGTGTGCCCCGGATGCGGCACATATCCTCAAAGATCAAGTCGCGTGTCGCCTGCCGCACATCCTTCCAATGCCAAGCCAGCCACAAAGCAGCATGCAAATCTCTCAGGAATCTCACAGTTTATTCTCCTTCTTCGGCACGTTAATGTAGAGCTTCCGGCCCCTGGGTTTGGGCTGGAAGTATCGACAGGCGAAATTGCTCGACTCCACAGACTTGAAACATGGACAAGACTTCTTTTCCGTATCGAAATGCCCACACATCCCACAGACAATGTTCGACTGCTGTGCCACCTGTTCCTTGGATATGGTTACGCTCTCATTCATTCTTCACTCCCAACAAAGTCCCCGCACGGCTCCTGGTCCGGAGCGACCTCTTCCCACTCCGGACCTATCGTGCAGCAATTCGTAGCGTCATCGAACCAATCGCAATCCCGACATTGCTTACTCTTCTCCATCGCTTTCATCCTCGTCTGGATTGGGGTTCTATTCGGGCTTATTATCGGGGACGGCAGGATTCGACTCGGCCGTATCCTCCGGGGGATTGTTGTTAGCCTCCCAGTTGCCAACCTCCTTGGCGATGGCGTCGATCTCTTCCGGGGTCTTCTTGAGCACCTGCCCAAAATACTCCTTCTCACCCATAAGCCCACTCACGTCGCCCTGCTGATACTGAGCCAAAGCAGTCGTAGTCTTGACGGCTGTATCGGCGATATCGCCTTCACTCGGCACGTCACGCTCCGGCCAAGCAATCTGGACTTCCTCTTTCGTCACCGGCAACGCCCCGTACACCTGCAACCGCTCCACGAACGGCTGCACAAGCATCGGCGTGAGGTAGTTGTTCTGCCGTCCTTTCACCCGCTCCAGCCAAGAATCGCGGTTCTCGTCCGCCGCCAACTGCCCTTCCTCCCGTCCCATGAAGATGGATATGGGGATGCCCAACTGGATGCAAATCAAATCAATCTGGCATTTGACGAACGGCGTGGGGTCCACCAGCTTCGGGGCGATGTCGTGCGGCACCAATCCCATGCTGATAAGATCCCTTTGCATTCCGTTATGGTATTTCTGCAAATCCTCTTGGAATTCTTCCTTTTGGTCTGGTGTAAGATTTACGCTGGGGTCCACCAGCTTTTCGTTTAGGCCCCACATGATGCCGGACAAACACGCCCGCCAGTACCCTTCCGCCCCGCCGCCCTTGATCTTCCGCACGTCGATCAAGTCGTTCCAAACCGGCTTCATCGCGGGCTCTCCGAACACCTCGCTGCTGAGACGGTTATCCGCTACGTGCAGCATCCGCGTCCAATGCACCGTCGCGGAAGATGTAGAACTGCCGGAGGGATTCTCCATCGTCACCGTATACTTGGTAGGCAACGTATATCGCGGATGGTTCGGCCGGGTCTCCCGCTCCGAAATAGTGATGTCTGCCTCCTGAAACGCCTTGAGAAACAAGAGCTTGTAGTTCATGGGCTTAATCGGTTTGCCGTTCATCTGGGCCAGAAACGCTTCCTCCACACCCTTGACAGGATCGCTCAATTTGCCGCCCGCCCCCAAATCGCTCAAGCCGAACAGCAGCCCTCCGTAGCGGCCGATACGAGAAAGGATGTCCACCCGCTTAAGGTAGCTGGTGAGATGCAAGTTCTTCTCCAATGCTTTCCAAGCGGCCTCAAAGGGAGTTTCTTTCTTGGCGTCTTCGCTCTCATAAATCTCCGGCGGAAGAATCCAGCACTCTTCCGGCCAGATCGTGACGACTCGCTGAGCCACGCCATGCCGCTCGAAAAGCTGCTTGTATTCATAGGGCTCGATCTCCGTCGGCCAACGGCACTCGAAATTCATGTCGATGTCCCGGTTCAGCCAGGATGTCAGCAAGGCTCGGCGGTCCTGCGTCCCCACCGTGTTCAGCAGGTTCCGCATCGCCATCCATTGGCTCCACTGGGGATTGGCTCCCCCTGCTGGTGCATTTCGCTTCGTGATTGCTCTCTTTTTCGCCATATCGAAAGTCTCCTATTTCTGCTTGCCTTTGTAGAAACCCACTTGGAATACGTTGCCCAGCAGACATTTGAACGCACCGCTGGAACTGTCCACTTGGTCTTTGTACTTCCCCTTGGGAAACAACATCAGTTCCTCTATGTAGACCCGATGCCATTTCGTCCCATCCAACCCCTGGATGATCCCCTCCTCCGCCAAATACACGTTGCCGCAATTCAACTGCGTAGCGTAAGTGTCGGCCCTCGCGGTCTTGTCTCCCGTCGGATTGTCCTTGATCACCCGGAACCCGGCCAGATTCCCTACAGTGTTGTTGGCAGATTCTTTGCCTCCGCTGCCGGGCTCCTGCTCCACCCCGACGATCACATGCTCCCCATCCAACTCCGCCACTTCCCGTATCCGCTTTTCCCGACCCGCGGCCTCTTTCTGGAACCGTTCGACATGGATGACCCAATACCTGCCTTTGGTGTCCTTCCCCATCCGGACGCCCACCGTGAAGCATCCCCCCTTGTTCGTTCCGGCCTTGTCCCAATAGCGTACCTGCTTCACCCATAGCCGGGGATTGGTGGGGTCAGGGCAAACATCGTCCCGCTCTTTGGTCAAATGTCCTACCTTGAACATACCCCCTTCCGGAGGCACCGGCCATTGCATATACTGCCCGGCATAGAAATACTCCCCGCCCGCCTTGAACACGTCCAATGCCCGGCGAGACAACCGAGCGGGAAACAACAATCCTCCTTGCCGCTCGTAGTATTTCCGCAATTCAGGAGGATTGATTCGGTCGCTTTCTTCCGCCGGGAGACATATATGCTTGAGACGTATGCTGCCCTCCCTTGCCATTTGGAGCAGCACGCCTGAAGGATCATCCTCGGAAAGCCGCTGCATGATAACGAACGTAGGCGTCACATCCTCATCCTTCTTGCGGTTAGCCAGCGTTTGTAGCATGATCCGCTTGGCCGTCTCGGTGCTCACGGCCGACATAGCCTCTTCCGGGTCCAAAGGATCGTCGATCATCACCACATGCCCATGCTTGCTGGTAATGCCTCCCTTGATCGAGTCGCTGAACCGTATTCCCCCCGCCGTATTCCCGAACACCCCCTTGGAATCCATATCCCCCCGAATACGCACGTCGGGGAATATCCGCTGATAACGTTCCGATTTGACAAGGTCGCGGGCTTTCTGGGCCAAGGGCATGGAGGCTTTCTCGCCGTAAGAACAACTGATAAAGTTCATGTAGGGGGCTCTCGCCCACAACCACCCCTGGAGCATCATATTGTGAATGGTAGACTTCAGCGTCACCGGGGGTTGATTCACCAGAATGTAATCGAACTCCTTCGGCAATCCAGCAATGATTCGCTCCACTTCCTGCTGGATCGAATCGCACAGGTATTTGATATGCCAGTTGCCTATGTACGGTTGCCCTGGTGCCACTTCCCACCAGAACTCTTTGGTGAATTCAAACAGGGATTGCCGGGTGATGCTGCGGACCAAATCGTCTTCGTCCAGGGCTATGTTTTTCAGGTCTGCCAGCGTAGAAACACATTCTTTTTCCGGCTTCTTACTAAACCACCCCCGCTTCTTAGCTGTCGCCGTCTTCATCCTCTACCCCACTGCCTCCAACAGCTTTCCTCCTACAGAAACCTCATTGGATTCTACTTGCTTTCTGGCATTTCGCAGTCCCTTGAGCAGCATCATCTGAATATTCAAAGGCAGGGGCTCCATCTGCCCGCTTTCCCCTTCAATCCGCAAATCCGTGATAGATACCACCATGCGGTGCTCATGCTCCACCTTCCCTGATACGTCCAGCTTGAGCTTATTGGCCTCTCCGTACTTCTCCGGATTCAACGCCTGATTCTCGAATATCGTCGCCTGCGGATGATGCTCCTCCACCAGGGCGTGCAGACAGGACTGAGCCCATTCCTTCTGGATGATATGCACCTCATGCAACAGCTTCTGGAATTCTTTATCGTTCTTCCAGAACTCCGCCGTGTTGCGATTGATCCCCGTCAGGCGGCAAGCCCCGCTGACGTTGAAATTGGAGCGGATCAGAGCACACATGAACAGCCGCTGCCGAGCCAGCTTGTTCTGTCCCCGCATGATGGACTCCACTTCCGCGATGCTAGCCTTCTTGGTGTACGCCCGAAAGAGCTTTTGCCAGACGGTCTTCAAGTCCTCCGGCAGTTGATGGTAGACGTAGTCCAGATGGTCCCCAACATAGGGCCGCTGCACCCGCTGCCGATACGCCCGGCCCGCGTCCACCATCATCTTGAAGTATTTGTTCTCCCGCTCCCAGTTGATGAACGTCAGCTTGGTCACCCCCATCACCTTGGCCATCTGCTGCTCCGTGCATCCCTCCCGTGCCATCTCGTATCCGGTCACGAGGTTGCTGTCCTTCCACTTGCTGTTGATCGTCTTGCCTGCCTTCGGCCCTACCATACCTGTCTGTCCCCAACCAAAACCCTGTTCCAACCGGTCCGATGAATCTATTAAAGCGATAGATAACGCTCGAATCCTATAAATTTCTCCTGGGCGGAATCGTGGTTTTTGGCGTAAAAACGCGGGTGGAGGCAAGAATTTGAACTATTTTGCACGGAATTCCGATTTTTCCTTTGACCGTAGCGAAGAATAGACGTATAGTATAGTAGTAATGATTGACAAGTCAATAGAGCAAACGGAACTCACGGACGCAGCCGGTTCGGGCGGTCCTGTAGACGAGGCTCCGGCAGACAGATCAATCCAATCGCCGTCAACTCCTGAGCGTGACGCTGAGGACCAAATCCTCTTGACGGCCTTAGTATATGACAAGCCGAATAGGCGGCCTCTTTTGGAAAGGATAGACAATGATGACCTTCGTCAACACAACAACCCAGAAAAGCGGACCCATGACAATCGTGAGCCATACCTTCAACACCGGAGTCCTCTGGAGTGGTAAAATGATTCAGATCCGCGAAACGTTCTCGACCCTCGCTGGACGTACCCTTCATAGCTGGGACGTCATGCTGAAGGGGTCGTGCTGCTGGATCGGAACATTTAACACCGCAAGGAAGGCTCTCGACTTCTACACCAAATGTCCTGTTGAGTGATGATCCATCGCCGACCCAGCGTCTTAGGGGTATATCCGCTTGCAACGTCCGACGGCGAATTAACGACGATCAACCTTTTGGACAGGAGAAACAAGAATGGTTATGACAAGCAACCTCGCCAACTGGAAGCAGTTTGTCCTGGCCGGTAAAGCCATCTTCACGATTCAGAACACCGTCACCGGCAATCGGTTCACTTTCCGAGTAACCCGTCATCATGACAGCCAAGGGCACCCGACAAAGATCAACGGACAAGATACTTGGTGGGTGTCGGTCCTAAGCGGACCGGATAACCCCAATCACTTCACCTACATGGGAGCTGTTATCGGCGAGGAGTTCCGAACGACAAAAAGATCGAAGGTCGGAGAAGACGCTGACAGCTTCAAAGTCTTCACATGGCTCAACGCATATCTCCAAAGTGAGCATCCGTTACCTGAACAGGTGACAATCAATCACGAAGGACGTTGCGGCCGATGCGGTCGGCGGCTTACCGTACCGGAGAGCATCGAAAGCGGGTACGGTCCGGAATGCATTCACCTCATTGGAAAAGGATACGATCATGACTGAGCTATACGGAACGAAAATGGGTTTAGCTTCCTGGTTCACCCAAGCTGAAGACTGGAGCAAACAGGATCACGAGTTCGAGCGGGAAGACATCACCAACGAAGTCTTAGGACTGGAAGTTTTCGCCTGGGCCAAGGAAGATTGCCCCGCCCGTGTCTGGACCATAGGGCCGAAGTACAAATGCTTGATCGAGCCGGATGAAAAGGATCCCAACCTCCTGTGGTTCGACATCGTGGGACGGCAACAGTGGTTTCACGTTCGTCTCTGGTGGAATCGTCATAGTGTCATCGACCAAATCGAAGCCGTTAGTAAACGAGCCAAACAAACAACAGCCGCCCAAATCATGGTGGCCTGAGACACGTATCGGACAGGAGAAAAGACGATGGAAACGGCTTTGGAACGTAGCGGCGACAGTTGGAACGGCTTGCTCAAACGGTATCGAATCACAGAAATTGTGGATGAGTCAGGCGGATGGGCAATCACCAGCAAGAGCGGAAACACATACCACGTAAAATCGACCGCTTACATCGACCGCGAAAGTGGTAGCATGGGTTTCCGAATGTCCTGCACCTGTCCAGCCCGAAAACGCTGCCGTCACATCGACGCTGTAATGGACATGCGTCACGCTGAAGCTATGGCGGCCGAGGACTGCGACGCAACCGAGATTATCGAGCGAACCGATTAACGATCTTCCCCGGGGGCTCTCGAGGACGGGAGCCCCGAGGATGAGGACCGAAACATCAACATCACCAACGGGAGAAAATACAATGAGCACAGCCAAGAAGAATCAACCGTACTGGATCAAAGAGAGACACAACCCGCAGACGGGAATCTACTACGTCGCGATGGGGCAGATGTCCACGACAGCGGCAAAGCGAAATGAAAAGCCTCTCTACGGAACCAACTACATGCTCCGTTTCGATACCGAGCAGGAATACCAAGCGGAACTGGAACGCCTCCGCACAAACGGCGAGCGGGTCCATACATAGAGGAGAAACGACGATGAGCAATTACGACCTCAGCCAAAAAGCGGTCTTGATCCACCTGCGGGTCTGCCGCTGGAACGGAACCAAGCGAGACCCCAAACAGACCGACAAAGTGTGCGCGGACCTGGGCGTGGAGGAGGACGCCGGATACTGGGTGACCAACTTCATCCCACCGGGCAAGCTCGACAGCCTCAAAACGCGTGCCAACACCGTCCGATCCGTCTGGCTCCGATTCACACGTCCTTGGCTCGACGGCGGGACGCGAATCATTCCCCTGAAAAAGAAAACGGAATACGACAAGGCCATCGGGGAGGCCATCACGGAATACAACGCCGAAGCGACTCGTTGGGTGACAGACGAGTACCCCACCATCGTGCGGGAAATGCCGGAGCGATTGAAGAGCCTCCTGGACGGACGGCAAATGCCCACCGAAGACGAACTGCTCCGCAAGTTCCAAATCAAGGTGAGCACCATCCAAATCGCCCGGACGTCCGACTTGAAGGACGGGCCGCTGGCCGACATGGCGGCGGAAATCGAGAAGTCGCTGAAAGCCACAGCGTCAGAAGCCATCGCGTCCATCTACAATCAGCTATCCCAACTCGTCGCCAAGATCCATAAGAAGCTGGACGACCCGAAAGGCAAGTTCAAGGACTCGCTCATCAACAACCTCCGCAAGTTTTGCGAGGAACTGCCCGACTGGAACCTGACGGACGACACATCCTTGGAGGACCTAAGAAAAGGAGTCGTTGCGAAGTTCGGCGACGTGGACCCCCAGGACCTGCGGGACAATCCCATCTTCCGCAAGGGCATGGCCAAAGCCGCCCAGGCAATGGCCGACCGCATCAACGGAGTACGCAAGATCGACTTGGATCTATAATCATCCACCATCAACCGAGTAGGAGACGTTTGCCATGATCAGCCTGAAGCCCTATTACCGAGCCGCTGTGCCGCTTCTCGCCATCCAAACCGCCGACCCCGCCGAGATCATCCGGCTGGTTGTCGCCGAATCATCGAACAACGAAAAGACCTACCCAGTGCTGGCGTGGGATTGCATCCACGGCATTACCCCATTGAATGAAGAGGCTCTGAACCTCGCCGCGAGCCTGAACAGCAATCAAGAACCGGCCATCGCTACAGGCAACCCCATCGAGATGCTACGGAGCCTGGAGCGGATCAAGGACGATGAGACGGCCAGCAAGACCCGTATCGTCGCCCTGGGCATGGCCGACGTGCTGGCCGATCCTTCCGCTGGCATCCCCGCCCGGCAGGCCCTTTGGAACCTGCGGGATACCTTGTCCCAACAGGGAGCCATCCTCATCATGACGGTACCGCTGGGCTGGCGGAATCCTTTCCCCGACGACATCGCCGTACAGCTCTTTCCATTACCCACAAAAGAGGAACAAGCGGCCACCGCGTATACACTCTGTACGGCGGCTGGAATCAAAGAACTCAAAAACAGAGACAAAGAGGGTGTTGGTGACGCTCTTCTGGGCTTGTCCGCTTTCGCGGCCGAACAAGCCATCGCCCTCAGCCTTACCAAGCAAGGCATCGACATCGAATCCCTTTGGGCTCGCAAACGCCAGCAGATCAGCGAAACGCCCGGCCTAAACGTCTACGCCGGGAAAGAGACATTCGCAGATCTGGGCGGACTGGAGCAAGCCAAGAAACTGTTCACGTCCCTCCTGAAAGGCAAACGGAAACCGGGAGCGGTCATCTTCATCGACGAGATCGAGAAGTCCCTTTCCAGCACAGCCGGGGACACGTCGGGAGTATCGCAAAGCATGCTGGGATACCTGCTCAGCTACATGCAGGACAACAACGCCACCGGGTCCATCTTCGTCGGTCCCCCTGGAGCGGCCAAATCCGCTTTCGCCAAGGCCATCGGCAACGAGGGCGGAATGCCTACCGTGTCGCTGGACCTGGGCGGAATCAAGGGGTCTTTGGTGGGTGAGAGCGAAGGACGAATGCGAACGGCCTTGTCCGTAATCACGGCCATATCCGGCGGTCGTCCCTTCTTCGTCGCCACCTGCAACGCCATCAGCGTCCTGCCTCCCGAACTGCGACGACGGTTCACCATCGGCACGATGTTTTTCGACCTCCCCACGAAAGAGGAACGGGACATCATCTGGCCCATCTATCTGAAGAAGTTCGGGCTGGGCAAACAGAAGCTCCCCAACTGCGACGGTTGGACGGGAGCAGAGATTCGCCAATGTGCGGATATGGCGGACCGTTTGGGGATGTCTCTGGTGGAGGCGTCCAAGTTCGTCGTGCCAGTCAGCGTATCAGCCCGCGAAAAGATCATGACGCTGAGGCAAGACGCGAGCGGCAGATACCTGTCTGCATCCGCCGACGGCATCTACGTCTACAAGCCGACAACCACCAAGCAGTCCAACGGCCGAAACGTCACCCTTGATTGAGGATAACTCCGATGCCATGCAACACCATCACAACTCAGTCCGTAGCGTTGGCCAAAGCCATGCCCAGCATCGTCGCCCATGCACTCAAAACACAGGGATGGTTCATCCGGGAAGAGATGGAAACCAAAATCACAGCCTCTTCCAACTTCCAATCCATCGTCTGGACCGCCGGCAAGGGATTGACTCTGACAGGATACGGAGACACCAAATCCCAAATCAAGAACATCATCAAAGAGTACAGCAAGCAAGCCGTGACCTGGGCCGCGAAACGAGCCGGATGGAACGTCAAGCAGACAGGACAAAACACCCTCACCGTAAGCCAGAGATAGACCGATGGACGAAATGAAAATCACCATACTGGACGACGGGACGATCAAAGTGGAAACCGATTCGATATCCCAAGCCAACCACATGACCGCCGAAGCCTTCCTGCGGAACGTAGCAACGGCGGCAGGGGGCACACAAGAACGGAAGCACAAGCAGGGAATGCTTGGAGCCGCCGTCCATTCCCTTCAACACATGTTGGGAAAACGTCACAGCCACTAAACCCTTTTTGAGTAGGAGAAACAGAATGGATGAAAAAACACTCATCATCGAATTGGCCAAAGCACTCAACCTGTTTTACAATGCAGGAGAAGGGACAAAGGAAACGAGAGACATCGCCTATCAAGCCATCGTCCACTACGACCAATGGTGTGATGCCAATGACGTCTAATACACAACGTGTTCAGGTGTCATAAAGCACGATCTTTCGTCCGTCCACTCCCTTCAGCACATGCTGGGAAAACGTCACAGCCACTAAACCCTTTTTGAGTGAGCAGGAGAAACAGAATGATCACGAAATGCCAGTGCCACAACCAACTGTCCTCCGGCCAAATCCGTCAGGGTGTCACCGTCTGCAAGCGATGCCGCAGGGTCGCCCGATGGATCAACGGAACCCGGAATTTCATCCAACGGAGGGCTCGCAGCAAAAAGCCCATCGACCCGCTGACGATGCAACCGTCCCCCCTCAGCACGTTCCGCTACACCTGAGCACGGTCTTTCGTCCGTCCACTCTATCCGGGGTGGCCGGACCTATCGACCGTGAGAATCGACAACCAACAACCGAGTAAGGAGAAAAGCCATGAAGTGCCCGATGTGCCAAACCATTGCCCGTGAAAACGAAGACGGAACATATACCTGCATCAATTGCGGGTTCGTATTCAATCCCTACTATACCATCGACGAGAACGCCGAAGCCCTCGTGGAGAAGATGGTGAAGAAGGTCAACGGCCTGCGGTCCTGCATCGTCACGCTGGACAACGGACGGGACGTCACCTTCAGCTTCCCGAAGGAACTGGAGCCGGAACATGCCGACGAGACGTACAAAGCGATTTGGCGGAACGAGATCCGAGCCCATTTGGCGTACCTGATCATCACGTCCTTTCCGCCGCAGAGCATCGCGAGATCGGTATTCGACGACGAGGTGTGACAATGGACCGAGAAGTATGGATTCTGTTCGGGTACATCACGCTTTTCCTGTTGGTAGGAGGGTTGTAAAGCCCCGTACCCCTCCCGATGTACCCCTACGGGGAAATAATCGACTGTAGAGCCCCGTAGGGGCCTTAAACGCGACGATAGAAGGAGTATCCAAGTGGATAACGACAGACTGAAGGCGTTCGTAGATAAGAGACTGGAGCGGGCAACGGCTGCATTGAAGTCCGCCCAAACCGACTACTTCCAAGCCGTCCAGGATCGAATGGACGTATACAAAGGATTCAATCCCTCCGATAAATGCCAGAACGCCTACAACAACTGGCTTGGAATGCAGCCTCGCAAAACCCCGTAAGTCCCGCATCTGCCAGGACTTATAAAAATCTTCCCCGCACGGCAAGAAATTTATAGGTCTGACGGTGTTCCCTTCTATAATAGGGACGTGCATTCAGCCACCAAAGACAATTTGCTTTTCGAAAGTAAGGCCCACAAACACTCCGTGGCTGGATGCATGTGGGCCTTCTTTTTTCCTCAGCGTTTAGCATCCTCAAAAGGACCGGCTCTCAAGCATGACGTAAAAATGGGATACCGAACCGTCAGGGTCCAAGTCACGGCACTGCCACGACCTACCTACCCACGACGGGCCACCAGCAAAATAGGTGAGTCTTCTCAGACCGCTGGCGTCGAAGTGCTTAACGGGAGCAAATACAGAGGGTTTGCACAAGCGGGCTTCCCCTGGGATGTTAAACACGGAGTAGAGTAACAGAATAGGTTCCTCAGACGATCCCCTCGTCTACACCTATCAGAAATCGGTCTATCCAAAAGAGGAGTAAAAAGGGGAAGAACCGACTACTTTTCATAGTAACCAGTTGGAGAAGAGAACAAAATGAATCCTTTATCATGGTGTCAAGAACACTCCTTGTTGCTTGAAGCCTTTTGGAAACGTGTAGCCTACGGAAACAAAAGATGGAGATCAAAACTACCGAGGCGGGACACGTTAGCAATCCTCAAGAAATATGCCAAACTTGACGGTCGTGGGGACTTCAAACCAAACATAGCCAAAATACGTGAGAAGTTCAACCACGTGAAAACCAGAAGACATAGCCTATATTCTCACTCTCTATGCTTCTGTTGTGGAAATCCAGCCGTACTTAGACATCATATCATTCCAATCAAAAACGGAGGATACAACCACAAACGTAATATCATATCTCTCTGTCAACAGTGTCACGAATTCATCCATCCTTGGATGCGAGAACAACCTAATAGGAAATAAGCCGTTCCTCTACCCATCCAAGGAAAAATCACGTCATTCCGACGTAAATCAACCTGAAAAAGGAGCAATTATGAAAATCCGCGAACACAGAGAATTGCTTTCGGATAGTATGAACACCATAGCTGAGATCGCTCCAACGATAGAAGCTGTGGCTAAGTTCATTCGAGAGCGTCTCAAGGATTTTCCTGGCGTACAGATAGCACCGAGCCTCATCCATGTAAAACACTATACATATGACGATAGAATCAAGTGGGACACATATATCGTCACTCTCGACGGCTATGGTGTGTTTGGCTTCACAGACAGTCCTTTATCAGCTTGAAAGCAACCCATCTCATAAATTGAAAAGGAGATCGAAAACCAATGGCTCAGGAAAGACCGTACACCGAAGAGCAGTACCGACAAGTGAAGGCCCTTATGGGAGACACGCTGGGATCGTTTCTATCCCCAACCGGACGGACTCCCTCAGAACCTCCTTTGCAGAATCTGCCTGTACCCAGAACGAAACTGGGAAACAAAGTGAGAAAGGCTTTCCATTCACAAGGGGAACAAAGGTTTCACGGGGAGGGCCAGGGCGGAGACGTACAAAACCTCCCGAAGTTCAACATCCAAGGCACCATGACAGGAAGAACGCGAATTGATAAGCCCAATTCCTTCAACGATCCGAAACAGGAGCCGATCAAATTGATCCTCTTGGAGATGCCTAATGAACCCATCCCAAACCAATCAGGCGATTGAATTGATCCTGCTGACGCTTGACCTGGGCGTGGGCCTTATGGCCTGCCTGTCCGTCGGGCTGTCTGCTTTATTCACGACAACGGAGAGATAGAAATGAGCAACACGGATTATCGACAACAGATCAAGAATTTGCAGCGGCAAAAGGGCATAGGTACATGGGCTCTGTCCCGTCGTGCTGGGATCACACCCTCCACGCTCTACAACTACCTGGGGGGCCGAAGCCAAATGACGGCGGGAAACCTTGCCCGCGTGATGGACGCCCTGAACGCAATTCCCGATAAGTCGTTAGACGATAAGGAGTTACAAGAAACATAAAGATTCCCTTTACGTCTTCGGAGGAGGCCGTATAATAGGGGAAACTATCTAAGATTTCTTAGATAGATTGACCGCACGTGCCCGGATACTTCATGGTTGGAGGCCGGGAAGGAAGAGAAGGGTTTGACGGTAAGGGGAAAAAGCGATGAGCGGCAAAACCTGTGTTGATGTACTCCAAAGGGACATCATGGAAGACGCGTATGCCCACATGGAAAAGTTGATCCAGAGAACCTGCTGGAAGTTCACGAAACGATACGGAGGGGATTTCTACGAGTGGCTGAGCGAAGCCAATATGATCTTCATCGACGCCTGCCGAACGCACAATGGTAAATCATCCCTCATCACATGGCTCTATTACAAGCTCCACTGGGGCCTGTACAACGTACTGCGAGCCAAGTCGCGGGAGCAGAAAACACAACACCAAATCTCATTTGAAGAACTGGGGACGGAGGATATATCTGTAGAAGACCTTTTCTCTGCTCCCAACAACCCCGCCATCGAGATGCTCATGCGGAACGTCGGGGAGAGCAGCCGGGAATTGTGGGGACTGATCCTGGACCCGCCGGAGGAATTGCGGGGCATGCTGGACGAGAACCAGCCGGAGCAGTCATGGGATGGCATCCGCCGCTATTGCGAGTACAAATTGCGGTGGACCTGGGCGGAAATGCAGACGGCCATCACGGAACTGCGGGAGATTTGCACGGAGTAGACTATGAGCGGTGGAAGCTACAATCACTTATATTCCAAAGAGCCGGAAGACATCACACAAGATCCTGAAATGCTACAAGCCCTCTCCAACAGACTTCGGAGCCTGGAAGCGATAGCAGCAGCAGAAGCCATCGACAAGATGGTGGACCGTATTATTTTCCTGATGTGGCGAATGAAGAAGATGAAAGAAGACTTGGAACCGATCATGCACGACGTGGAGTGGTATGATAGCTATGATATCAACCTGGACGACCTGAAACCCACACTTCAAGCATGGTACATCAAGCACAATATCCCATTCCCGGAGATCAAGGACCGTCAACGCCAATGACTACGAAGCTCTACACATACCAGAAAGAAGGAATTGCTCTCATCGAGAAGTTCGACGGACGTGTCCTGCTGGCGGACGAGCAAGGGTTGGGGAAGACCGTGCAAGCTCTGGAGTATCTCCGCAGGCATCCCAAAATTCGCCCCGCCGTCATTGTCTGTCCCGCCTCGGTCAAATACGTCTGGGAGGATCAAGCGAAGCAGCACTGCGGATTGCGGGTGTCCGTCTGCCAAGGACAAAAGCCCCCAAAGAAGGGACTGCTCCGAGACGCCAAGATATTCGTCATCAACTACGACATCCTCCTGTACTGGGCTAACTACCTGAGGAACCTCCGCCCCCAAATCGTTATCTGCGATGAAATCCACATGATCAAGTCGCGAGGAATCGCCCGTACCAGAGCCGTCCGCAAGCTGTGCTCTCCCATCCGCCGCGTGCCCGTCGATGCAATAGCGATGGCGGATACTCATGATGTTCCACCCAAGGGACGAGGCTTCCGCGAAGACGACCAAGTGGAGTTCATGGACAAGGACGGGCAAACCGTCACGGGCTTCGTGACCTCTTTGGCCAATGGTATTGCTACAATCAAAACACAAATCCCCCACCTCATGGGATTGAGTGGCACGCCCTTGACCAATCGGCCGGAGGAATTGTGGACAACCTTAAACCTCATCTGGCCTCAATTCTTCCCCGCGTTCACACCCTACGCCTGGGAATTCTGCGAACCAGAGATGACTCCCTATGGTTGGAAGTATCACGGAGCGGCGAACCTGAACGTGCTGCACAAGCGGCTGAAACGTATCGGCATGATCCGACGATTGAAGCGGGACGTGCTGAAGGACCTGCCGGGCAAGCGAAGGATCGTGGTCCCCCTTGACATCGACAACCGCAAAGACTACGACAAAGCCCTGAACGACTTCATCAACTGGCTCACAACGAAGGACGCCGCCAAGGCCAAGCGGGCCAAGCACGCCGAAAAGCTGGTGCAAATGGCGTACCTGCGGAGGTTAGCAGCGGAAGGGAAAATCAAGAGCGTGTGCGATTGGATTGACTCATTTCTGGAAGAGGCTGACGACAAGCTCGTGGTTGGTTGCCTGCACCACAGCGTCATTGACAAGCTGCACGAACGGTACAAGAAGATCAGCGTCACCTTCACCGGGAAGACGTCCGCCAAAGGTAAACGAGCAGCCATCATGGAATTCCGCAAGGACCCCCGGAAGCGGATCATACTCGGGCAAATCAAAGCTATCGGTACGGGCGTGGATGGCCTGCAAAGCACAGCCAGTACATCGTTGGTTGTAGAGTATCCGTGGGACCCGGCAACTTTGTCTCAATTCGACGACCGTATCCACCGGATCGGGCAGATGAGAAACGTCACTATATATTACGCAGTAGCAAAAGACACCATTGAAGAACGGCTTTGTCAAATCATCCAGGACAAGCAGGACGTGCTGACTCGGACGCTGGACGGGGAGAAGGATCTGGACCGGATGAAGATTGATATTTACGATATGCTGGAACGGGAAATATTGAAGGGAGCAAAACGATGAAGACAAAAGATGCTCGATTGCTTATAGAAGACTCCGATTATCTTGACAAACTATCCCAAAGTGCAATGGAGCATGGTCGTTGGGGTATAGCTGATGGCCTATCAGCGGTCACTAAAAGACTTCGGAAGCTGGCGAAACGATATGACAAGCTATTTGATAACACCGAGCGACTTTTACAGCTATGCGAAAGCTGGATAGACGTTGAACTTGGTGGAACAAAACACCCAAAACGCAAACACGAAGAATTGGAGCCCTTTTATCAGCTACTGGCTCAACTTCGAAAGGAGAAGTAAGTGTCCCAAGAGCAACCCGAGAAAATCCTCTTCATCAAGCAGGGCAGGACATTCCCCCGAGAATTGATGCTGGCATTCAAATCCGAGTGCTGCCGCAAAGGAAAGTCGATGACGGAGACGATAGCCGAACTGGTGAAAAAATTTCTGGAGAAAAAGACATGATGTACCTTGTAACCGCAATGCGGAAGAAGATCGAGTTGGAGCCCAGCGGACTACCGGTGGAGATAAAACTGCCTGATCATGTCTGCGGGGTGATGTTCGTCTATGACGACGCCGCAGAGGCACAACGAATCGCTGACATGACGCCGGGTGCTACGGTCGAACCGTTGTTACTTATGGTTGAGGAAAAGCAAACATGATTCTGACCCTGCGGGAAATGAATGAGTGTCTGATCGCCTGCAAAGAGGAGAATGCTCTGCCCAATCTCAGAGAAGACCTCGAAAAAGCGATGGAGATGATGCTGGCTCAAAAACCCATCATACAAACCGTCACGTTTCCTGACGATTCGCCCACTGCCAAGAGCGTCAAGGAAATATCGTCTCTCTATCGCCAGTACAGACAAACAGGCAGACGTTAATGAACATCATCGAACTACTGGACGAATACCGCATCCCCCATCGAGAAGAAGGGCATGAGCATTGCCGACCCGGATGGTCACAAGTAGAATGCCCAAAATGCAGCCCTGATTCCGGCCGGTTCCGCCTTGGCATCAACATCAACCACGTCTATGCCTCTTGCTGGACGTGCGGGTATGTCCCCATCCAATCCGTCCTGAAAACGATCCTCGGCGTCCGTTGGGACGAGGCCAAAAAGCTCCTTGCGGGAATCAAGCCAGAACGGATGGAGGAGCGGATCGCCCACACCGGACACTACGCCGAGCCGGACGGGGTAGTGCCTCTATTGAAGCCCCACAAAGCCTATCTGCGGGGGAGGGGATTCGACTGCGATGAATTGGAACGGCTGTGGCATATCCGGGGCATCGGCATCGCCACGCGGCTGTCCTGGCGTATCTTCATCCCGATCATCCACCACGGCAAGGCAGTAAGCTGGACCACGCGAAAAATCGCGGGGGACGGAGAAAGGAAGTACCTGTCCGCGGCCCCGTCCGAAGAGACGATAGAGCACAAGCATCTGCTCTACGGGGAGGACTACTGCCGCCATGCTGTCGTGGTGGTGGAAGGTCCTTTCGACGTATGGGGGGGTGGACCTGGATTCGGATGTACTTTCGGCCTGAGCTACACCACCGAACAAGTGGCACGAATCGCTTCTTACCGGATAAGGGCCGTCGCATACGACAACGAGCCGGAGGCACAAAAGGTGGCGAGAGAACTGGTAGGGCATCTATCAGCCATGCCGGGAGAGACGTACAACATCGTGCTGGACAGCAAGGACCCCGGCGAAGCGAAACGAAAGGAGATACAACGTATCCGAAAGGAGATACTCGAATGAGTGAAAAGACTATCCTGAAACCATACAAATTAACTAAAGATGTCCAAGCTGTCCGAATCACTCGCGACAACCTTTCAAAGCTGAAAGAGATTGATACCGGAGAAGGTGTACTGGATTTCATTTCGGAGGAAGAGCTTATCGGAGAATGGTATGTCGTGGATGAGTGTGGGGCACAGATCCTATCAAAAGAGACGAAACTTAGACGGATTAAGCAATAAAAATCTTTCGGGATAGGGGAGAAATTTATTTGCTTCCCAATTCCCGATAGTATAATCCAGTATAGCCATGCAAGATAATAGAATAAAATGAAATAAAACAGCCGGAGGCATTCCAGGGCTCCTACGCCCTCCTTGCATGGCAACTCCGGCCGTTTTTCTTTCTGGGATGCGGATATGCTGGTGAAGCGGAAGATTAACCTGTTCACCCCGAGGCTGTGCAAGTGCGGATGTGGAGAGAAAGTAAAGCCTGGGAATACATATGTGCTGGGTCATCATGTCCGCACATCTGATATGAAGAGAAAAATCAGCGAATCCCTCAAAGGAAAACACCGTACGAAAGAGCATTGTAGAAAATTGAGTTTGGCTCAAAAACGGTTGTGGGAAGACCCAAACTATGCGGGGAAAACAAGGGAACACATTCGTCTTACACGAAGGGGAAAACCGCTCACCAAGGAACACCGAAGAAAAATTAGCCAATCCTGCAAAGGAAGGTCATCAGGAATGAAAGGAAGACACCATACAGAGGAGACAAAACGAAAAATGCGGGCTGCTGTTCGCCATTCTTCTGGTGAAGCGTTAAAACACCTTTGGAAAGATCCGGTATACAAAGAAAAACGGCTCCAGAAATTATTTGCCAAGATGAGAATTAAGCCTAACCGTCCGGAAAAGCGTCTTCGTTATCTCCTGGAAGCACTCTTCCCAGGCGAGTACCGATATGTTGGGGATGGCAAGGTATGGATCAACGGCAAGAATCCCGACTTCATCAACGTCAACGGTCAGAAGAAGATCATCGAGTTGTTTGGAACCTACTGGCACAGCAAGCGGTGTACCGGGATAAATAACACAGAACACCGAAGGCAAAGAGAAGCAATCTTCGCCAAATACGGTTATCGAACACTCATTGTTTGGCAATGGGAATTAGAAAACATTCAAAGACTTAAGGGTAAGATCAAGAAATTCCATGAGCCTGACAACAGGAGGGCTTACGAATGAAGACCAAACCCAAAACAATTATCCCCTACAGCTTCTGGGCCGCGAATCAGAACAAGAAGAACACCACCACATACGACAACGTGATTGCATGCCAAACGTCAATGGAGGAAGCCGTATTCGTCCGCCGCTTCATCTGGTTGTACGAAAGGAAGAAGCAGGAAGGACAAGGATGGGTGTTCATCGTACCCAAAACGTTCGCGGAGCGGGTGGGAATGTCCGTCTACAGCTTCCGAAGGGTGGTCAAGAGATGGGAGCATCTGAAGATCCTTGAAACGCAATCCAAAGGGCTCCCCCTGAAGAAATACTACCACCTGGACGAGGAGCGACTGGCCTGGTATTTATCCTGTTTATACGAGAAAAGAGTAACGATAACTAATCTTATCGAAAACGATAAGATAGGTTCTCGAAAACGAGAAGATAAAGTTATCGAAAACGATAAGATACTTAATGCTTCTAAATGCTCTAAAGGGAATAACTGTTGCGATGGGGGCAAGCCCCATACGCAACGGCCCCACAAATCCTTTTCTGTTTTGGGAGGAGACAAACCCAAGAATACGCCAGAGCATCGTCTGTCCGTCCAGTTCTTCCAGGCAGTACAGGCCATAGTAGAAAAGAACTTCCCCCGCAATCAACTTCCCAAGAAAGACAAGGATACCGGCAAACGCAACTGGATGGCATGGGACAGAGCATTTCGGGACTTCCTCCAGGATGGTAGATTCACATATGACCAAATCTCCCAGACGATCAAGTGGTACGCATCCCATATCGGCAAAAAGTGCGTACCAGAGCTTTACTCCGCCAAAACGTTCTGCGAGGAATACATCCGGGTGCTAAAGGCCATCAAACGGGAGAAGGACGACCAAGAGAAGCGATTGAGGCAGCAACGCAGGGACGGCACAGATCCCACACAATACCCCATCATCGAAAAGGGTGAGGATGGTTGGACTTACCGTACCAACTCTGACGGTAGTCGGGGACGCTTCCGCACTTTGAAAAACGGCAACGTTGTAAAAGAGTGTCTGGAACCTGCATGGCCAAGCGAGGACCCTGGGAATGATGATTTCGACGCGGAAGCAGGGGAACCGTATTTTTAGCGTGAAAACAGGGGTGTGTAATCCCTACCCCTACGATGATACTAAAAACGAAAGATAATAGAGCGTAGCGTGTGGCAGGGGCCTTAAATCGAATGGTACGAGTAGGATCAGGAAGGGATAAAGTGATGGACGGGAAGAAACGACAGAAAATGCCTAAGGCATACCGGGCAGCGGCCAACTACGTCTACTGGCGGGAAGTGATGGGATTATGCCAGAAGCGTTCCCTTGTCTCCTGCTGTAGCAAATGCAGATCAGCTACAATTTGCCAAGTCCATCGCTCCTACGCCGAGGCGGACAACGTGCTGGGGTTCATCAATAGGAATTCTAAGGGAGTATGACATGAAGGAGATGCTAATAGGCTTTGCTTTGGCTCCATTCGCATTGATAGGGTCAATCCTGTTCATACTTGGAATGGGCCTGTTGTATGAATGGGCTCATAAAGGGCGTATCTCTTTGGAGGACGAAGCTCGTTCCCTTAATGAATTGGAAGTCCGAGCCAAATATAAGGCGGAGACTGGACGCGATCTATTCGAGAAGTCGAAATGAGAATCGAACGCCAAGACGGCAGCGATGAGAAGACAGTGTTGATCGGCATGATCGTGGACGACGCGGTCTGCGGCCGGATCGCGTCCAAGTGGAAGCAGGGGTTGTTCCGCAGCAAGTGGAGTAACCTCGTGGGCGGATGGTGCGTGAAGCATTTCGAGCGGTACAGCCACGCTCCCGGCAAGAAGATCCAGCACCGTTTCGAGCAATGGGCGGAGAAGGGCAGCAAGGACGAAGCGACGGTGGACCTCGTGGAACGGTTCCTAAGCGGCTTGTCCGACGAGTGGGGGGAACTAAAAAGGGATTCCAACAGCGAGTACGTGCTGGACGTGGCGGGGAAGCACTTCGCCCTGGTGCAGGTGGAGAAATTCAAAGAGGAACTGGAAGACCATGTTCGGGACAAGGAGCCAGAAAAAGCCGTAGAGGCTATCAACGGCTACAACCAAATCAAGCTGGGCCTGGGCGAGGGCATCGACGTATTGCAGGACAAGGAGGCATGGAAGGCCGCTTTCGGAGAGAAGGTGGAGCCCATCATCGAGTTCACCGGGCCGTTGGGGGACTTCTTCGGGGACTGCCTGGCCCGCGAGTGCTTCGTGTCGTTCGAGGGGCCGGAAGGTCGCGGCAAATCCATGATCCTCCAGGAGATCGCCATCCGGGGAGTGATGCAGCGGAGGAAGGTGGCTTATTTCCAGTTGGGGGATATGAGCCGCAACCAGCAGATGCGGAGGATGGGCGTGCGGATCGCCCAGCATCCAATCAAGCCCTGCACTGTCGATTGGCCCGCTTCGCTCAAGGTCGTGGACGAGGAAGCGAAGGACGGGGAGAAGCCCCGACGAAAAGGGAGGGTAAACGTCGAGAAGCGGGAGTTCAAGGAGGGGATGGACTGGCAACGGGCATGGAAGGCTTGCCAGGAGATGTGCCGGAGCCGGGTGAAGAGCTTCGATTCCTACTGGAAGCTGTTCAACTACGCCCCCGACGTGCTCCATTGCCGGGACATCGAGGGGACGCTGGTGGACTTGCAGCGGGAGGGGTGGGTGGCCGATATTGTCTGCATCGACTATGCGGATTTGCTCGCCATGACCTACGCGGGGAAAGAGGGCCGGGACTGCATCAACGAGACGTGGAAGCACATGCGGAAAATCTCCATCCTGCACCACTGCCTCGTCATCACCGCCACCCAGACCAACTCCGCCAGCAATGAGGCTTACGTCATCAAGCGGAAACATTTCGCCGACGACAAGCGGAAGCGGGGCCATATCACCGCCGGATTCGCCCTGAACCAGACGGAAGAAGAGAAGACGGCCGGGATCATGCGGTTCAACTCGGTCAAAAAGCGAGACGAAGCCTACTCCGAGAGCCAATGCGTGTTCATCGCCCAGTGCCTGCCGCTCGCAAATCCGATGGTCCGGTCCTCTTTTTAGATGATCATATCGCGGTTTTCCGCATAAAAACGCGGATCGGTGCAACAATTTCATCTTTTTCGTCACGAATTCCTATTTTCCTCTTTACGTCTGCCCGGATGAAGCGTAAATTATGGGTAGAGTAGGTGATCGGTAGTAAGCCGATCAGAGTTGAACCGAGTAGGAATCGAGTAGGAAAGGTCAGACGATGAAAACCGCAAAGATGATGAGAGAAGAAAAAGCCCAGAACGCCCAGAAGCTTGAGAATCTCCTGGCTGACGTTCGCAAGGAAGATGCTCAGCAGAAGTTGACCGTCCAAGTGATGACTCAGTTTGACGGTAGTATCCAAGTTGTGATTGCTGGCAAAGGTCGTTGGGAAGCAGTTGTACAAGACCCTCACGCTGATCTTCCTCCCATCCCAGACGTGCTCAACGGGTTTGGTGGAGAAGGACAAATTACGATTCATCGTGTAGGACATCCGAACATGATGGTAGATATCGTGATTGTCTTCGCCTTCCCTGATTCCCTAAGGGTGGTCCAGTCCACTGCTCAATCCGCCGAGACGGATGGAGACGAGGTAGAGGTTATCAATCATATGCTCCGTCAGTACGAAACCTTGACGGGGTGTGAACTGTAGTCCTACTCGGTTGGCCCGGCTGAAAAGCCACACGGTGAAGTAGGCCGGGCCGATCTTTCTCAGGGGAACAGCGATGAAAGCCTGGAACGCGAAAAGTTGGTTGGAGGGGGAGGTTGAGCAGATGGAATCCCTCTACGGCAACACCCGGTCAGAGGCTTTAGAGTTTATCGAAGGGCAGTTGAAAAGCGACGAGTATCACGAGGACTTGTCCGATACTCAGGTGAGCCAAGTCCTAAGAGAAATACAAACGGTCAATAACGACCAAACTGGAAAGGAAAAGACCATGAGCAGCAAGAAGACCAAGAGAATCGAAGCGGGCCGTAAAGCGGCGGAAGGCAAGAAGGCCCCGACGGCGGAGAGCAAGGCGGAGAGCAAGGCGGAGAAGGCCCAGGAGAAGGAGGACAAGGCCCTGAAAATCGCCCGCAAGGACGCGGTGAAACTGCTGGAGGCCCTGGGCTTCAAAACCGCCCACAAAGCCAGCAACGATCTGCTTCGCATCCGCCTGGGCAAGCTTCAGACGTACCTGGACAACTACGAGGGGACGCTGACGGGCGACCTGGACGAGACGAAGGACAAGGTCCTCAAGGCCGGGACGGACGGCGTCGTGATCACCGGCGAGGAGCCCAAAGGGGCCGACAAGGCGGAGAAGAAGGACAAGCCCGCTGGCAAGGGCGTCAAGGCTTCGGGGAAGGGTGGAGAGAAGAAGAGCAGCGGCCCGAGAAAGGTGGGGGTTATTGCCACCATCATCGAGTGTCTTCAACAGAAACACACCTCAAAGGAAGACATCTTGAAGGTGCTCGTGAAACGCTTCCCCGATCGTCCTGAGGCTGGGATGAAGAGTACAATCAGTTCCCAGGTTCCCTCAGGACTCTGGGTCGAGAAGAAGATCACCGTGGATAAGGACAAGGAAGGTCTCTATTTCATCAAAACCAAATAAAAACCGCATTGTTTTGAGTCATTCAAGCCACCTACGATAATAGAGTCAGTATCGTAGGTGGCTGTCTTTTTGGAAAGGATTGGAGTGTATGTACCAAGTGATTAAGAGGATGGAGTTTGCCGCATCTCATTATCTGGACCTGCCTTACGAGTCCCCATGTAGTCGGCTGCACGGTCACAACTATATTGTGGAGGTCTGTGTCTGTGGGCAGGGGTTGAACGAGCAGCGGATGCTGGTGGACTTCTCCCAGATCAAGGCCGTAGTAAACCGGCTGGATCATCAAAACCTTGGAGACATCAAGGGCCTGGGGGAAAATAATCCTACCGCCGAGGCAATCGCCGTCTGGATCGCTGACGAAGTCCAGATCATCTGCCCAGTAGACGTCTATGTGGACTATGTCTCGGTTCAGGAGAGCGAAGGGAACGAAGCGATATGGGAGAGGTAAGATATCCAGTCGCAGAAATCTTCCGGTCCATCCAGGGTGAGGGATTTCATGCCGGTCGTCCTGTAGTGTTCGTTCGGTTGGCCGGGTGTAATTTATCCTGCTCCTGGTGCGACACGGACCATACAGTCAAGCAAGAAATGACGGCACGGGAAATCAGTCAAGCAGTAGACGAGCAGAAGAAATCCTGTGACCTCATCGTTCTGACGGGGGGAGAGCCTACTATTCATCCGATCATTCCTCTGGTACAATACCTGGGGGAAGGGTACGTAACCGTCGAAACGAACGGAGTGCTCTGGAAACGTTTGCAGGCTCTCCGATTGGCTTGTCCTGGTGTTTGGATTACTGTCTCCCCGAAACCCAGTCGTATTTCCTACGCCAGTTTTGCCTTTGCGGATGAGATCAAAGTAGTGTACGACGGCAGCGACGTTATAGACCGGATTGATAATGGCCTCAAACTGCCAGCCTCTATTCTGTCTCAACATCATTGCTACATCCAGCCTTGCTCTGGTAATATCCAACCGGCCTTGGACTACGTGATAGCTCATCCCTGGTGGCGACTCTCCGTCCAACTCCACAAGCTGATTGGGGTACGATAATAGGGGAAACAGAACCTCTATTGAAAGGTTGGAGCATGAAGACAAAGATGGTGTTGTCACTATCTGGTGGATTGGATTCATCTGTCTTGTTGGCATACATGCAAGAAGAAATGCACAACGAGGTCATCCCGGTATCCTTCCACTACGGAAGCAAGCACGGGGAATTTGAACAGAAAGCGGCCGGACAGATTACTAAGTATTATGGTCTGTTGTCCTACGTGTTTGATGCGGAGGACATTTTTGCTCCTTTCAAGTCAAACCTGCTACTATCAGGTGGAGAAATTCCCGAAGGTCATTATGAATCCGAGTCCATGAAACAGACTGTGGTGCCGGGTCGTAATATGATCTTTGCGTCCATCCTGGCCGGATTCGCTCAGTCTATTGGAGCCTCTGCCATTGTGTTGGGAGTACATGCCGGAGATCATGCCATCTATCCGGACTGTCGTCCTGCGTTCATTGGACATATGCGAAATGCCATCGAAGCAGCGACGGATAAAGCTGTGACATTACACACACCCTTCCTGCATTCCACCAAGGCAGACATCGTGAAGATCGGCCTGAAATTGAAAGTTCCATTCCAGTTGACGCGAACATGCTACAAGCAGCAAAAGATTGCCTGCGGTAAATGTGGGTCCTGTAACGAACGTCTGGCTGCCTTTACAGCTAATCACAGCATCGACCCCATCCAGTACGAGGAGAAGTAAGTTGGAGAAGATTGACATTTTCTGGACTGGTGTATTCCATCGTTGCCAGCAAGTAGCATCGGACATCATCAAACAATTTCCAACAGGAGAAGTCCAGATTTATGGAGTCCCGCGAGGGGGTGTCTATCCCGCTTTGGTGGTAGCCGGAATGATCGACCGTCCTGTAGATCTCTGTGAGAAGCCGGAGGATGCTACCGTATTCGTGGACGATATCGTAGACAAGGGGAACACCCGACATCGTTTCAATAGTCTGTACGGGAACAAGCCCTTTTACGCTTTGGTGGACAAGACCACTCCTGAATGTGATTGCCAAGGCTCTTGGGTGTCTTTTCCCTGGGAGCGGATGAACAACGAAGACGCCCCGACGGAGAACATCGTCAGGCTGCTTCAGTACATCGGGGAAGACCCAACGCGGGAGGGATTAAAGGAGACCCCCAACCGGGTGATTCGGTCCTACGAGACGCTGTTTGGTGGGTACAAGCAGGACCCGAAAGACGTGATGAAGGTATTTGAGGATGGAGCCTGCGATGAGATGGTCTTATTGAAAGGAATCCCCTTCACCTCGTGCTGCGAGCATCATATGCTCCCCTTCCTCGGCAGAGCCCACATTGCCTACATCCCGAATGGTAAGGTGATCGGAGTGAGCAAGCTGGCCCGTATCCTGGAAATCTATGCTCGACGGCTCCAGATTCAGGAGCGGATTGGTCAGCAGATTACTCAGTGCCTTATGGAATATCTAAAGCCTAAAGGAGCTGCGTGCATCTTGGAAGCCACTCACCTCTGCATGGCCTGCCGGGGTGTTCAGAAGCAGGATTCAGTGATGATTACCTCGTCTCTTCGTGGAGCATTTCTGGATGAGGCTATGACCCGCAGCGAATTTATGAGCATGATCCGATAGGAGTGTTATGAAAGATGATGTATCAGGTCTGAAAAGTCTGGGAAGCTCCACACAGTACCAGTACGAGAAGCCTTCCATGTCAATTTTGGAGACTTTCCCAAATTCTACGCCTGGGGGACGTTACAAGATTCATTTGATCTTCCCGGAATTCACTTCGCTCTGTCCGCGAACGGGTCAGCCTGACTTCGCCACCATCACTATATCCTACATTCCCGATAGGATGTGTGTCGAATCCAAAAGCCTCAAGCTGTATCTGTTCGCATTTCGGTCTGAAGGATCATTCATGGAGACGACCACAAACCGAATCCTGAATGACATCGTAGCAATATGTCATCCTCGATGGTGTAAAGTGGTGGGGGACTTTGCTCCTCGCGGAGGGATTCGCATTAAGGTGGTCGCTACACATACCCAGGAAAAAGAGAATGCATAAGCGAGTGATTCTGGATAGTGGTGCCTTCAGCGTCTGGACCAAAGGAATCACAATAGACCTGGATGCGTACATTGCTTTTTGTCGCAAGCATCCTTATATTTCCTACTACGTAAATCTGGATGTGATCCCAGGCAAACCGAACGACGCTCATAGTCTTCGGTTTGGCGCTATTGACAAGGCGTGTGAGCAAGGATGGGAAAACTATGTCCACATGACAAAGCGAATGCCTCTCCAGAAGGTTATTCCTGTTTTCCATCAAGGAGAATCCCTTCGTTGGTTGAAGCGTTACGTAGATTACGGATGTTCTTACATTGGAATTTCCCCTGCCAATGATCGTACCACGCATGATAAAATTCAATGGCTGAAGGAGGTACGCAAGGAGATAGGAGATAAGGAAGGCAATCCTATTGTAAGAACACACGGATTTGCTGTCACGTCGCTTCGCCTGATGAAATTCTGGAAATGGCATTCGGTTGATTCTGCCTCGTGGAGACGCACAGCAGCCTATGGAAATATATGGGTGCCTTTTCTTTGTAAAGGGCAATATGATTATACACGCTCTCCTATAGTGCTGGCAATATCCTTGCAATCCCCAGATCGGGGCAGACACAATCAACATCTGGACTCCTGTTCTCCTATCATTCGCAAATACATACTCAAATACATCCAGGACGAGTTGAGGCTCTCCCTGGGTGTAAATAGCATTTTCCAAGCAGACGCCTCCTACCAACTTCGGGATGACGAATTTTGGAAGGATAAGAAAAAGAGGGAAGCGTTCCGAATAAAGAAATTAGGATTGACTAACGATTTTGGAATGCGTGGACTTGCTCTCATTTCGTACATTCAGAGAATGGAATTGAAGGTCCCGGTTCGTCATATCTACTTTGCAGGAGCCTCCACAGGCAGTCCTTCCAATCGCTATCGTATAAACAACAGACTCTTTTCTTACAACGAGTTAGGCCTTCATCCTATAACCACTTCTATTGACGAGTTTGCTTGGTATGAGAAACAATTGCAGTGTCAGAAAGGGATAGACACATGAACAATGCCTGCACGTTGGATTATATTGATTCCCGACAGGTTGTAGATCGTTTTCGGGATATCATTGATATGGGTCCCATGTTGGAAATGGACGTGAACGCAGAGTTGGTCAGTTTACGTGCTCGTTTGCGGAAGGAAGGATGGGACGACGATCATATATGCAGTTTCCAGGCACAGGCTGTATCAACCAGCATGTGGCAAGAAAGAGTTCCACGATGCTCTGAAAGAGCGGGTGACTTACGTGCTTACGAGGATTGGAAATTTCGTAGTAGATAGGAGATAAATTGATGCCTAAAGTAGTGAATCGTGAACAACTTTTGAAGGAACTGGAGTGTGTGACGCCCGGCCTGTCGCCACGTGGGATTGTGGAGCAGAGCGATTGCTTCGCTTTCCTCAAAGGCAAGGTGGTGACGTTCAACGACGAAATCGCCTGCTCGACCGCCTGCTGCCTCCGCGTCACCGGGGCTGTCCAGGCTAAGCCTCTGCTCGACCTGCTGCGGAAGCTGCCGGAAGAGACAGTGGAAATCTCGGTGGACGAGGGCAAGCTGGTCATCAAGGGCAAGAAGCGGCGGGCACGGATCGCGATGGAGAAGGAAATCAGCCTGCCGTTCAAGAGCGTCGGTGAACCGAAGAAGTGGACGACTCTTCCTGCCGATTTCCTGGAGGCGGTGAACCTCGTCCACCGCTGTGCAGGCAAGGATGAGCAAAAGCTGGAGGTGTACGTCCACGTCCATCCCGACAAGGTGGAGGCGTGCATGGAGCATCAGGTGGGCCATTTCCGCACCCACACTGACATCAAAAAGCCCGTCCTGATCCACAAAGACTCCATCAAGCACATCGTCTCGCTGGGCATGACGGAATTCGGGGTGGGGGAGGCTTGGACCCATTTCAAGAACGCCAATGACCTGATTCTGTCCTGCCGCTGCGTGGTGGAGGAGGATTTCCCCGACACGTCCAAAGCGTTGGCCGTCAAGGGTGCCAAGATCAATCTCCCGAAGGGGTTGGCGGACGCGGCGGAGCGGGCCAACATTTTCAGCCAGGAGAACGCGGACGACGACGATGTGCTCGTGACGCTCAAGCCGGGCAAGGTCATCGTCGTGGGGACGGGGTCCAGCGGGGATTTCCGCGAGACCAAGACCGTGAAGTACGACGGGGAGGAAATGACGTTCATGATTTCCCCGAAGCTGCTGGCCGACATCACCATGAAGCACAACGAAGCGTGGATCACCCCCGACACGCTCAAAGTCAAGTCCGGCAAGTTCACCTACGTCACGGCCCTGGGCTCGATGGACGAGAAGGCCGACGGTGAGGGGAAGGAAGGCGAGAAGGAAACTGCGTCGGCTGGGGCTGAGGAGTAGCCACAATGGGAAATATAGATATCCGAATTGGAAAGGAGCAAAGAGTAATGAGTGTAACAGCATCAGAAGCTAAAGAGATTACGAACAATAACAACCCCTTTACAATTTATATAGACTTCGCCGACGCCCGAATTAAAAAAGCTGCTCAGTCTGGAGCATCTTCTGTTCACTGGTCATTAGCAGAATTATCCGCTACTGTTGGGATAATTGACAAAGTCGCAGATGCTCTCAGAGGGAGAGGATTTTCCGTCGAGATCGACAATAGAGATGGTGTATTTGAGGTATCTTGGTGAATTCGCGTTTTTAGCGTAAAAACAGGGGTGTGTACACTCCACCCCTCCCGATGTACGGATTCGAGGAAATAATCAAGCGTAGAGGGTCGTAGGCCCCTTAAATCGAATGGTAGCAGGAGGACTTAGACATGAAAAGCTATGTGATTTGCGTGTGTCTATTCGCAGAAGAGGACAACATGGCGATCAAGCTCGGAAGAAAACTTGCTAAATCCGCTTCTAAGATGAGTGGAGAAAACGTGGGATTGATTGTAAGTGAGGCAGATATGGATACACAAGTTCCCATGAGATGCCTGATAAAGGATGGAGGCGTGCACAAATCGTTTCGCAGTAACTAAATGCAATATCCAAATCAAAAAAAGAGAATATACGATGGCTCATTTCTCAAATTCAAGCGAATCAGAATGTTGGCGTGATTATAACTGCGATCAATGTTTGCATGATAAGAGGAGGCGTTGTCCCATTTGGATATTGCATGAGGATAGCACCGCCACGCCGGACGAAATGGAAGATCCTGATTACTTCCTGAACATGCTCGTTCCACAGGATAAGGAAGGGAATGCTAAAGATTGCCTGTTTTTTACTCCGAAGAAGGCAACCCGCCCCAAAAAGAGATGACCTGTATGCAATGGCGTTGGTGGGAGAAGATCATAGTAGGGGTCGCCGTTTTATGGGCCGTCGTGCAGTTGGCCCGGCTGTGGTGCTGGGTCGTCCAGTGGCTTTTTTGGAACGTGGTGCTATGAACGAGTTCCTGGTGATGGTCGATCTGGATATCTCTGTAATCGTTCAAGCCCAAGAGGCAGTTGTTGATCCGGAACGCCATACAGTGAACTTTGTGAACGCAGACGGCTCCGGCTTGATGCAAACGGTCGCTCAGTACAATGTCGGAAGGATCATCGGTTGGAATCAGGTGGGCAAATCTTAGCTCGTATGCACTACGTGATACTCGCAGAAAGAAAGAAAAGGGTAAAAGAAAGAAAGTATGCGGATTATAGGGGAAAACTGGGTGTCTCGTCAAGTGAATCCGTCATTAAATCGGCTAATATGTCGTATAAGAATTGCTTATAGCAGGTAGAGCATGAAACGCGGATTCTTCTCCCTATCTCAGATGTCCAACGCATCCAAGACGCAGAGCGTCATTCCCCGCTGCGGACAGTGCGGGCTCTATCGGCATTGCCAAAGCCCGAAGATGCCGCCGACGGGGGATGGCCGAAAGAAAATACTCGTTGTGGCGGAAGCTCCCGGCAAGAAAGAGGATGAAGAAGGTACGCAATTGATCGGGGAATCCGGGCAGTACCTCCGCGAGACGTTAGACCGCTACGACATCGACCTGGACCGGGACTGCTGGAAGACGAATTCGCTTTTGTGTCACCCCGAAGGGAACAAGCTCCCGTCCAATCCAGTCCCGCTCATTGAAGCCTGCCGCCCCAACCTGCTCAAGACGATCAAGGAACTGAACCCCAAGGTCGTCATCCTCCTGGGAGGTACGGCCTGTAAGTCACTGCTCCCCGTGCTATGGAAGGACGAAATAGGGCAGATCGGGCAATGGGGCAGTTGGCGGATACCCAGTCAAGTCATCAACGCATGGGTATGCCCGACATTCCATCCCGCCTACCTGATCCGACAACCGGGGCCAACACTGGAGATGAAATTCCGGCAGGACATCGAAGCGGCGGTACGGTTGAAGGACAAACCGTGGAAAGTAGTGCCCGACTACAAGAGCGAAGTGGAAGTGATTTACCGCCCGTCGGAAGCGGGCAAAGCGATTCGGGAAATGACGCAGCGAGCGATGAGGAAAAACATCCCCATCGCAGCGGACTACGAGACGACATGCCTCAAGCCGGAATACGAAGGGGCGGAGATTGTAAGCTGCTCCATGTCGATGGGTTCCTGGACGATTTCTTATCCCTGGGCGGGGGAGACGATAGCGGCCACGAGCGAGATGTGGCAAAGCCCCATAGGCAAGATCGCGTCCAACATGAAATTCGAGGACCGTTGGACGCGGTTCTTCCTGGGGCATCCGGTTCGAGACTGGTATTGGGATACGATGATCGCGGCCCATCTTATCGACAATCGAGAAAAGGTGACCTCAGTGAAATTTCAAGCGTTTGTGCTGTTGGGCGTCAAGGCTTGGAATGAGCATATCGAGCCGTATCTGGAAGCCAAGGGGACGAACCATCTGAACCGGATACACGAGTTGGAAATGAAAGACCTGTTGGTATACGGGGGGCTGGACTCGAAATTGGAATGGCTTGTTGCCTCACGTCAGATTCAAGCCATGCGACGTATGAATATCAATGCTACAGGAGTATACTAATGAGCAGTAAATTAGGTCAAGATTTTGAGTTTGGCTACGAAGAGACAATACTGCTGGAAAAGCTACGATCCAAAAGAGGAGTACGATTTGTCTCCCTGACATGGAAGGGGGAAGTAAAGGATCATATGAAATGGGAGGTTCGGTGCAATGACCCTAAAGCATCCAAAGCAAGTCTGGGGTCCGTTCGAGTCGTATTCGGAGCCACCCCCAAAGAGGCCCTGCGAAAGATGGCTGCTGAAATGCATTGCACGGATCAGAGATGATATGCACCCCAATAACAGCCCCGGCCTATCGCATATAGAAGAGGTTTAACGCCTATCAGGATGAAAGATAAGAATGCAAGTTGTACCGATAACCAATAAAGCCTATGCTTTATTTCATGAAGGCTGTCTCGCCCTGTCCCAGGTGGAAGCGAACGGCATTCGCATCGACACGGACTACCTAGCCAAGGCCAAGGTGGAGTGTAAGGGGAAGATCGCCAAACTGAAAGCGTCTTTGCTGGCCGATCCTGTCTACGCGAAATGGCGGCGGCGGTTCGGGGCGAAGACCAACTTGGGCAGTCGGGAGCAGTTGGGCGAAGTAGTATTTGGGATCATGGAGTATCCTTGCCTGGAGAAGACCAAGACGGGAAGGCCTTCGACAGACGATGAAGCAATGCGGGCCGTCAAGCTTCCATTCGTCCAGAATTATTTGGAATCAGAGCGATGGAAGAAGGCTCTGAATACCTATTTGAAGGGGATTGAGCGAGAAGTATGTGATGGTTATCTCCATCCTGTCTTCAACTTGCATATCCCCGTAAGCTTTCGCGGAAGTTCGGACTCGCCGAATTTCCAGAATCAGCCTATCCGAAATCCGGCCTTCGCCAAATTGATCCGTTCCGCTTTCGTTCCTCGTGCCGCCAATCGCCAGATCGTGGAGTTCGACTTTAAGGGTATCGAAGTCTCCATAGCGGCTTGCTACAACCACGATCCCGTGCTCATCGCCTACGTCTCGGACCCGACGAAGGATATGCATGGGGATATGGGAAGGCAATGCTACATCGTGGCACAAAAGCAAATGACCAAACTGATCCGCTACTGTGCCAAAAATGGGTTCGTTTTCCCCGAATTCTATGGCAACTGGTACAAGGCCGTCGCGAAGGATTTATGGACTAAAATATCCGAAATGAAATTGGTGACGGCGGACGGCACTCCTTTACGGGAACATCTGAGGAAGCATGGAATCAAAGGCTTAGGGAAATGCGACCCGGAGCAGGACGCTATGCCCGGTACGTTCGAGTATCATATCAAGGAAGTGGAGGATGATTTCTGGCATCGTCGTTTCAAGGTATATGACCAATGGAAGAAGGAATGGAATCAAGCTTACGTCGAAAAAGGATATTTCGACATGCTGACGGGCTTTCGCTGCTCCACGATAATGGACCGTAAGCAAGTGGTCAATTACCCAGTGCAAGGCTCAGCGTTCCACTGTCTGCTATGGTCCTTGATCCGCGTCCAGAAGCTCCTGCGAAAATATAGGTTGAAGAGTCTGGTTGTCGGGCAGATTCACGACTCGATGATTATGGACGTATTGGTGCGGGAGATGAAGGACGTGATGGAGATTGTAAAACAGGTGACGACAATAGACTTAGCCCAGCATTGGAGTTGGATATGTGTGCCGCTCCGCATCGAAGCAGAGGCATCTCCAGCCGGACAAAGCTGGTATCTGAAAAAGGAAGTTGCGTTTTAATGAACTACTCCGAATTCCTACAGACGAAAGAATTCAAGAACGTCCTCACCGGCTTCAAGCCTTTGTGGATGCCAGATTTTCTGTTCGATTTCCAAAAGGAGCTTGTCGAATGGGCACTCCGGCGGGGCAAAGCCGCTATGTTTGAAGATTGTGGCCTTGGAAAATGCTGCCAAAGTCTCGTATGGGCCACCAACGTTATCAGGAAGACGAACAAGAAAGTCCTGATTGTCACTCCGTTGGCCGTATCCCATCAGACATTGCGAGAGGCCAAGAAGTTCGACATCAAGGCCGAACGGAGTAATGACGGCAAAGCCCGTAAGGGAATCACCGTCACCAACTACGAGCGGCTGGAGCGGTTCGACCCGAAAGACTTCCAGGGAATTGTCTGCGACGAAAGTTCTATACTCAAGCACCATGACGCAAAGACCCGCACGCTGGTTACGGAATTTATGCATAGTATTCCCTATCGGCTGCTCTGCACTGCTACTCCCGCTCCGAATGACTTCATGGAGTTGGGCACGTCGGCAGAGGCATTGGGGATGATGACCTACAACCAGATGCTTGCTATGTTCTTCACGCATATGGGAGACACGACAAGCCAATGGACGCTCAAGG